CGCCGACACGAGAAATGGGGACAGCGTGAGAAAATGGAAATCCGACAGAACGAGACCCTAAAATTGATGACCGTTTTGGACCCGCTGGCGGGCATGGCCGAGGCCGACGGAGTAGCATGACACAGTCCGTGACACCCGAAATACTTGAAGCCGAAAAGAAACTGCGAAAGCAGTTGCGCGATCTTCGTGTCCTGACAGGTCGAGACGCAAGGGGAAGTTCCAGTCCGTTTGCGGTCGGTGGCGGCTGGAACAAAAAATCGCAGGAACAACACGTCGCGGATGGAACGTATCGTAAGGATCGGCACGGCCCATTGGTGTCTGGCGTTCTCAATTATCCGAAGCCGTCTCCGAATCTGACGGAAAGCATCAAGGCGGCTCGGCGCTGGATTCGCAATCAGGCTGACGAACTCGCCTTCATCGCTGGCTGTCGATTCGACGAACGACTGGCCGAACATGCGGCGGATTTCTTTCCTCGATTCCTCCGACACTCTAAGGGCCAGTGGGCTGGCGAGCCGTTCGAACTCTTGCCATGGCAGCGCGATGACTTGATCTACCCGCTGTTCGGCTGGATTCGCCCGGATGGTTCGAGACGGTTTCGACGGGCTTTCGTGGAAGTTCCCAAAAAAAACGGGAAGTCAACCCTTGCGAGCGGGATCGGCCTCTACATGCTTTGTGCTGACGGGGAGGCGGGCGCCGAGGTTTACTCCGCAGCCTCGGACAAAGATCAGGCGAGCATCGTACACGGTGAAGCGATTCGCATGGCGCAATCCTCAAATGAGTTGGCGGCGTGTCTAAAAATAAACCGCAGCACCCACAACATTTTCTACGAAACAACCCATTCCTGGTATCGGGCGTTGTCGAATGAACCAGGCGGCAAGGAAGGGTTGAACATTCACGCCTGCATCATCGACGAGTTGCATATTTGGAAGGGTCGCGGCCTGTGGGATACATTGCGGTACGGCTATCGTTCTCGTCGGCAGCCGTTGCAGTTTGTTATTACGACAGCTGGGGACGACGATCAAGGCGTCTGCTACTCGGAATTGGAGCGGGCACGTTCGATCATCAAGGGGGATGTGCGCGACGATGCTTTTTTAGCTCTGATTTACGAGGCGGCGCCAGGAGAAGATTGGTTAGATGAATCTCTATGGGCGAGGGTCAATCCGTCGCTCGGCAGTACGTTTACCGTCGATTCATTGCGGGAGGATGCGGCGGCGGCAAAAGGCAAGGCCAGCGACGAAGCCGTGTTCAAGCGGTACTCGTTGGACATCTGGCAACGTGCGACGAATCCCTGGCTGTCGATGACCGATTGGTCGAAGTGCGAACGTGAATACACCATCGACGACCTGTTAGGCCGCGATTGTTTTGGCGGACTCGACCTCTCCCGAACGCGCGATATGACGGCGCTTGTCCTGGTCTTTCCTTTCGAGGAAGACGGCCGCATGGTGTACCGGCAGTGGCCGTATTTCTGGCTGCCCGAGATTGCCGTTGAGGAGTACAAGAACCGAATCGACATTGCGGGTTGGTGTGAGGCGGGCTTTCTCTCGCTGATGGCGGACACTTACGCGGATGTTGAAGCGAAGATCGTAGAGGCTTCGGAGCGGTTCAATCTTGTGGAATTGGCCTTTGACGCACGATTCGCACGCGACCTTGCGGAGAAGATGCAGAACGATCACGGCATTGCGATGGTGGAGTATCCGCAGACGATGAACAATTTCGCCGGCCCGACAGCAGAGTATAAACGGTTGCTGATTCATGGGATTCTTCACCATCCGAACAACGCGGTTCTGACGTGGCAAGCCGGAAATGTGAACGTGAAGAGCGATGCGAACGCGAACAATCGGCCAGTGAAACCTCCGGGGCCGGATTATAGAAAGATCGACGGCATCGTTGCCGGAATCATGGGACTCGGCCGAGCGATGGCTTCGCTCGATGTGAGATCTGCTTACGAGGATCACGGACCGATCTACGCGGACGACATTTGTCGCGAACAACAAGAGGCATCAAATGTCTAAAGAATCGGTTGCGAACGTGTTTGTTCTCTTCGGGGTTCTAATACTGAGTATCGGCGGGTGGCTGGTGTCGCCCGCCCTTGGATTGACAGTGTTAGGGATCGCTGCCATTGCCATCGGAGTAGGAATCGTGAGGAGCATTAAATTATGATCGCCACGGCCTTGTCTAGCATCGTCCCCGGCCGCCATGCCGCAACGCAGGGGCCGGATTCCAACTTTTGGTATCACCCCGTCGGCTCGGCGTCTTCCGCCGGTATCGCGGTAAAACCCGACAACGCGATGGCTGTTTCCGCAGTCTTCGCTTGCGTGCGACTCTTGGCCGAATCGCTTGGCTCGCTTCCTTGGCGAGTTTACAAGCGCAACGGGGAACGGAAGGAACTCGCTCAGGATTACTATCTATGGAAGACTCTTCACGATCGGCCGAATAGCTGGCAAACGCCGATCGAATGGAGGGAGATGGGAATGGCCCACCTTGCTCTGCGCGGCAACTTTTACAACCAGATCGTGATAAACGATCTGGGCGAGACGGAACTGATTCCGATGAATCCAGACCGCGTGAAAGTGCGGATGCAATCGAATCGCCGCGTTCAATATCAGTTACAACGAGCGGCGGGCGATTCGGTGATTCTCGATCAGGCGCAGGTGTTTCACGTCCGCGGCATGAGTACCGACGGGTTGGTTGGCGTATCGGTTTTGGAGTTCGCCCGCAACGCGATAGGATCGGCCATCGCGCAGGAAACGCATGGCGCCAGTCTGTTCAAGAACGGAGGACTGCCGACGTTCTGGATCAGCCGACCTGCGGAAAGAAAGTTCACTCAACAAGCCCGCGACAACTTTCGCGCCGGATGGCGAAAACTTCATGGTGGACCTGAAAACGCCGGCAGTCCTCCTATTCTCGAGGACGATATGGAGTTGCATGAACTCGGTTTATCAAATCGAGACAGCCAATGGATCGAAAGCCAGAACTTTTCCGGCTTGCAAATATGCAGATTCTTTCGCGTCGCGCCGCACCTTGTGGGATTTCTCGACCGTGCGACATTTTCGAATATCGAGCAGCAATCCATCGAGTTTGTGACCTACACCCTTGCTCCGTGGGCCGTGCGATGGGAGCAGTCGGCAGACCTCTCCTTGTTTGACGATCCCGCCTACTACAGCAAGCTCGCTGTGGAGGCCCTGCTGCGCGGCGATATGACGAGCCGATACACGTCCTACAACATCGGCGTGCAAGGTGGTTGGCTCACACGCAACGAAGTCCGCGAACTCGAGGACATGAATCCCTTGGAGGGCGGCGACGTTGCCCTGGAGCCCTTGAACATGCAGCCGGCCGGCGGCGGTCCCGATCAGAATGAACAAGGCGGCCAGTCAGGCAAGGGGAAGCCAAAGCAGAAGCCGGCAGAAGACGATGACGAGCCGACCGCTTACGAGAAGCGGAAGCAAAAGAAAAAGGCGGCGGAAGCGTCTTTCGCCGTTCTCTTGAACGATGCGGCCGCCCGCATGGCCGCAACTGAGATTCACGGCATGGGCGCCCGTGCGGCAAAGGCTTCCGAGGATCGCGAGAAGTGGAACCAGTGGGCAGTCGGATTTTACGCGAAGCATCAGGCGTACATCGTTAAAACACTCGACCCGATCTGCACAGCTTGGCTGGCTCAAACCGGCGAAAAATGCGACCCGAACACGCTGGCGGCGTCAGTCGTCGCTCCGATCGGGCCGATATTCGAGGCGGGGGCCGATATTCCGGGGTTGTTGGAAGGGTGGAAACTAACACGGGCAACGGAACTCGCAACAACTCTGAAAGAGAGGTTTTTTGATGAAACGCTATAGTTCGATCCTATCGGCCTTTCAAGATTTGATCTGGCTCATCCGGCCAGAGAAAATGGACGCGATGATCGGCTTTCTCGACGCCAAGGCGTGTGGGATGACGCTCGATGCCGCCACGGTCGAGAGGGTGGCAGCGTCCAACCGTTTGGAACGCAAGGCAACCATCAGCCGGTCGGTCGCCGTCCTTCCAGTCGTCGGCATCGTCGCCCAGCGCATGGACTTGATGAGTGAGTTCTCTGGAGGCGTCTCCACGGATCGTCTCGGAAAGGAGTTCGACGCCTTGGTAATAAACCCTGATGTCGAGGCAATCGTCCTGGACGTAGACAGTCCGGGTGGCGGGTACGCGGGCACGCCCGAAATGGCGAGTAGAATCATGGCGGCAAGAGGCTCCAAGCCTATCGTTGCTGTGGCTAACAGTATGGCGGCGTCGGCCGCCTACTGGATTGCCGCGGCGTGCGACGAGCTGGTGGTTACACCCAGCGGCGAGGTCGGCAGCATCGGCGTCCTGGCCATCCACTACGACTACTCTACTCAGAACGAGAAGCTCGGCGTGAAGCCAACTTACGTGACCTACGGTGAGAACAAGGCAGAGTTCTCTTCGGACTCGCCCCTCACCGAGGCGGCTTTGAGCGAGCTACAGGCCCGCGTGAACGAGGCCGGGGAAACATTTGTCAAGGCTGTGGCGTCGCAACGTGGCGTGTCGCAGAAGGCCGTGCGTGAGACCTTCGGCGGCGGGCGGATGTTCTCAGCCGAGGAGGCCGTGCTGCGAAGGATGGCAGACCGGATCGGGACGCTCAACGCGGAAATCTCGCGGCTGGCGTCGGGGAAAAGGTCGTCGGGCGGCGGTCGCCGGGCGGCAATCGAGCGGGAACGGTTGGCTTTGGAGCGACTACGATGATCAATATTTGTGAAAGTTGTCGAGGACTCGGATTTATTTGTGAGATCATCACTCCAAATCGCACATGGTGGCAATTTTGGAAGCGGCGATACATTCAAGCGGAGTGTCCTCAATGCGGCGGCGATGGTATAACCAAGCCTCCGGGTTGGCCAGACGCGACTGAGATTGCGAGATTGCGCCCTAGTCCTCCCCCGCCACCACCGAAAAAAACATGATCGAAACCTACGTTGTGATCCCCGTGAATCGCGGCGAGCGTGGCGCGATGACGATTCACTTGATAGAGCAACTCGACGCCGAGCCGGGGAAAATCTTCCTCGACGACGGCGACGATTTGGTGACTCGGAAATGGAACCGAGGGCTCTCTTGGGCCGCAATGGCGTCACAAGGGGAACCGCACAACGTGGCGATTCTCAACAACGATGTTGAGGTGTGCGGCGGGTTCTTGGAGAAGCTGGCCGCGGGTCTGCGGTGTGATCCCGGCGTTTGGCTGGCCTACCCCGGCGGATATGATGGACCGAGCGGCGTCTACGTGAGGCATAACCCGGAATGCGCCGGCCAGACAATGACCGGGTGGGCATTCATGCTTCGGGGAGAAATCGGTCTGCGGTTCGATGAGCAATTTGAGTGGTGGTACTCCGATTCGGATATGGAAAAACAGGTAAGGGCGGCTGGCAAGCTCGTCGTCTCCGTAGGCGACTGCGATGCGATCCACCTCGATCCCTTGCGGTCTTCGCTGGAGTCTGGCAGGATGGCCACGGCCAAGTCCGACGAAGCTCGGTTTGCCGCCAAGTGGAAACTCGACCCGGCCACGCTTTGGCTGGCGATGAATACTAATTTCGGTACAATGGAGGAATCTCAGAAAAATCCGCTTGACAAAACCGTAGAGATCGCTAGATTCATAGTCTGATGCTGACCAGCACGCTACGGCGGCCGGTCGGCAACCATTATTCGGTTATCCGCCACGTTACGACGGGCGAGAAGCCAACATCCCGTAAAACCGGGAGGTTTGTTTTTCGTCCGTCGTTTTTTTTGGCTTGATCTTCCACGCTGCGGCGGGATGCACGGCCTCATCCGTTCAACCCGATTTTAGCAAGGAACCAAGCCAGTGAACCATCGAATCCAAAAACTTGAGGAGCGCAAGAAAGCCCTCCTCACTCAATCCGAGTCGATTCTCGACAAGGCGGCCAAGGAAGACCGTGAACCGACCGCCGAAGAGTCGATGACCCTTGAGGCGAACAAAACGGATCTGGAAGCCGTTGCCACGAAACTCAAGTGGGAAACCGATCTGGCGACCTTCGCCCAGACGGCCCCCATCATCCAGACCGGCGGCGAGGGCGGCTGGCCGGGCGACACCATCCGGCAGATCGGAACTCGCGTCAAGGCGGCCTTCGAGGACGATCCAGCAAAAGGTTTCAAGTCCACGCGGGAGTTTTTCAAGGCGGTTGTCGATGCCGGTCCCTACGGGCGCACACAAGACGAACGCCTCCAGTTTCTGGCCACGGCCGGATCTGATGAGGCCGGAACGTATTCCAATTCCTACGGTAACTTCCTGGTTCCGGCCAGTTTTTATGCAAACCTGCTCACCAGGGCGGCGGAAACCGACCCGACCATCGGGCGCACGACGCAGATTCCGATGGCCACCCCGACCGTCTCGATCCCGGCTCGCACCGACAGCACGCACACCACCAGCGTAAGCGGTGGCCTGGCCGTCTATCGGAGAGCCGAAACTCAGGCCGTAACTGCGTCCCGCATGACGATGGAGCAAGTCAAGCTCAGCGCCGTTCCCTTGATGGGTCTGTCTTATGCGACGGAGGAGCTTCTTTCGGATTCGGCAATCAGTTTTGCCGCACTGATTGAGGCTGGTTTCCGCGACGAGTTTGGAAGCAAGATACTCAACGAGAAGATCAACGGCACCGGGGCCGGGCAGTACGAGGGAGTTATCAACTCCCCCTGTACCATAGCTGTATCGGCGGAAACCGGCCAGGACGCTGACAGCATTGTTTACGAGAACGTTATCAACATGCGTTCCCGTTGTTGGGGCTATCAGAACGCAATCTGGCTCTACAACCACGATTGCCTGCCCCAACTCATGCAGTTGGTAATGACCATCGGCACGAGCGGCGTACCGATGTGGCAAAACAGCGCGCGCGAGGATCGGCCCGACCTGCTCTTGGGTCGTCCTGCCTACCCGACAGAGTATTGCTCGACGTTGGGCGATGCCGGCGACCTCATCCTCGGAAACTGGTCACAGTATCTTGAAGGCACGTACCAGCCCCTGGAGTCGGCCGAGTCGATGCACGTTCGATTTGAGTACAACGAGCGGACGTTCCGCTTCTTGATGCGGAATGATGGCCGTTGTTGGTGGAGAACGTACCTCACTCCGAAGAAATCGGCCGTCACACTCTCGCCCTTTGTCGTTATCGCGGCGCGAGCATAACCCCGGAACTTAACCCGAGAAAGAAGGAATCCTACAATGGCTTCTGCTGTTGCAACTGAAAAAATCAGGAGTGAATGGCGCGTCCTCGGATGCGACCACGATCCCGCCGCCACTACTGCCGTTATTTGCAGCGCCGACGGCGGTACTACCCTCAAGTACATTGACTTGAGGGATTACGACAAGGTGGGTGCGCTGGCCATCGGAACGATCTTCGGAGATTCGACCGATTTCACGCTGATGGAATTGATCGCATCCGACACGATCACGTTTACCAACGTGGTCGTCATCAAAACGTCCGGCACGATTGCACTCAGCGCCATACCCGACCAGGCATGGCTCGAATGCACGGCCGAAGAGGTGCAGCACCTCGCAACGACCTACAACCTCCGCTATCTAGCAGTTCGCCTTACGGGCGGCCACGCGGGACATGAGGCCGTTGTCGTCTACTTCGCCCACGCGCGGCGTCCGCACACGGCGATTACTCCGTCCACAATCGTTGCCGGCACGGAGACGGCATAACCAAAAACCGTAACGGCCGGCGCGCCCTCCCCGGCGCGCCGGCCTATCACTTACGAAAGGTTCGCATAATGAGCGTTCGATCTTCACTTTACTATCGTCGCGGAGCCGGCGGCAAGGTTGCCATCGAGGACATGCGTATGTCCACGGGGCAACGGTTCTTCGTCCATTCCGGTACGGGAACCAACGGCACGGCCTACGGGTTCACGCCAGACAAGCCGTTTGCCACCGTCGACTACGCTATCAGTAAATGCACAGCCAGCAAGGGCGACATCGTTTTCGTCATGCCAGGCCACGCTGAAAACATAACCTCGGCGACGGGAATGGTTTTCGACATTGCCGGGGTGCAAGTCATCGGAATCGGGACCGGCCGACTCAAGCCGCAGATTTCGATTACCACGGCCACAACGTCTACGATCAGTTTCACGGCCGCGAATTGCGTCCTCGAAAACGTGGACATCATCAACAACTTCCTGGACATCGCCGCTACGCTCACAATCGCCGCCACGGCGACTGGGACGACGTTGCGAAACATCCGCGTGCATGATACCAGCGTGATTTTGGGAGCGCTGGTGGGTATTGCCGTGGCCGCAGACGCCGACGACCTGACGATAGACGGTTTCGAGTACCACGGATTCACGTTGACCGCTCTGGCGACCAACTGTATTCTCTTCGCGGGCGGGTGCGACCGGCTGAAAATGTCCAACGTGTTCATCGTTGGATCGTTCAGCAACGTGACGATTGCCGGAGAGACGGCGCTCAGTATCGACATTTCGCTGAACAACATCACGACCTATAACAAGCACGCCACTGGAACCGGCATTCATATGCACGCAAGCACCACCGGTGTGGCTCGGAATCTCGAGGCGTTCAACGCCGCGAGCGTCGGGCTCGTCGGCGAGGCAATTTTGCAGTCGTTCACCTGTCGTGTGAACGGTGCAAATTCGGTAACGTCGATGCTCAACGCGGCCATCGACACCTGATGAAAATCCGGCGCACCCCGCCGCCGCCAATCACGGCGGCGGGGTGCGCCTTCACGCGAGAGGTTTTCATGCAATATGCTTGCACGACTCCGGCGACGGCCGATCCGGTTACTCTCGCCGACGTTCTGGCTCATTCACGCATCGACGAACACGCCGATGACGCCTATGTGGCTCTGCTTATCAAGAAGGCGACCCGTGCCGTCGAGCGTGAATTATCGAAACAGTTTATCACGGCGACCTGGAAACTGTACCTCGACCGGTTCCCGGATGAGATCGAGTTGCGCGTCCTTCCCGTGGCTTCCATCATCTCGATCTACTACACGAATACGGAAGGCACAAACACGTTGCTTGCGGCTACGGAGTATCAGGGCGATTGCGTCAGTCCCGATTGTCCGTGTCGAATCAAACCAGCCTACGGAAAATCCTGGCCTTCGACGCGGGGCGACACCTACAACGCCGTGACGATCACGTTTACGGCTGGCTACGGAACTACGGCCGCGTTCGTCCCCGAATCTATAAAGCATATCCTCGCGTTCATTGTAGCGAATTGGTATGAAAAACGAGAACCAGTTGACGAAGACGCACAAAACGTGAGCACCTCGTTGGTTCCATTCGCTCTGCAATGGTTGATGTCCAAGGAAGACTGGGGAGGGTATTCGTAATGCTTTTAGAAATCATCATCCTGGTGCGCGAATCGGCCAGCGACCCTCCGGTCGAGAAGACGGTCGCCATCAATCCTTGCTCCATCGCGCGCGTGGAAGAAAGCGAAGAGGAAGGCATTGTCAATTGGTGGGCGGACGGATCGACGGCTCCCTACCGAACGCGGGCGACGGTGGAGGAGTTCGCGTCGGTCATCAACGGCGAATGTTTCACGGATGAGAAAAATGAAACCGACGAATCGTAGCGAATCGAAAGCCAAGGATAATTGCACTGCACGGGAGCATCCAAAATATCCACAGGCCGCGCGATCGTTATCCAAGTGGAAAAAAAGAAGACGCCGAGCGCGAAGGCGCGGAGAACGGGAACTATGCGAACCGGCCGTCTGAAACATCGGGTTACGATCCAGCAGTCCGCACTTGCCGCGGCCGACACTTACGGCGACCAAGCGGAAACGTGGTCTGACGTTGCGACAGTTTGGGCGGAAGTACGAACTCTGGACGCCGTGGAATCGTGGAAGGCAAAGCAGTCGCATCCCGAGGCAACGGTTCAGGTCATCATGCGGTACACGGCGGACATGAACAGCGCGGCGCGCCTGCTGTTCGGGACGCGATACCTATACCCGCTGTCGGTCGTTGAGAACATCGACAAGACGGAACTGCGGATTTTGTGCAAGGAAAAACTGTGACCGCTCCTATCACCATAACGATGACCGGGCTTGCTTCGCTGATGAAAACTCTCGCGGAGTTGCCGACGAAGATTTCCAACAAGTTGGTAAAGCCGGCCATGCAGGAGGCCGGGAACCTGCTCGCTGGCCAGGCTCGGGCCAACGCCTGGCGTCAGTTACAGGGTGCGCTTGCCCGAGGCTACAAGGATCGGGACGCAGTGAGTCTGTACGCGACCGCTGGGACGCGGGTGAAAACCTACAAGAAGGGCGAGACTACTTTCGTCGCCGTTGGGTTCGATTATTCCAAGGGCGGTTCCCACGCCCATCTCGTGGAACTCGGCCACAACATTGTTACCGGCGGCACGGCGCAAAGAACGTGGATCAAGCGAGTGGGTTTGACGGCCGCCGGCCGACGCCTTGCCATTTCCAGGATCGTCTACTCTCGTGCTGGCGGAGAGATTCCCAGTGCCAGATACGTGCAAAAAGTTTTGTCGGCAATCCCCAGTTTCATCGGCACAACGCGAGTTCGCGGAGGCGGGAAGCTGACGGGAAATCGGACGCGAAAGTTCCCGATGCTTCGTCCAGCGTTCGATACGATGCAGCGCCCGATGCTGATTGCTATCGAGAACGAACTGCGAAAGATCGAACCGGTTGCCAACGAATTGGCCCGAACCTACGGATTAAAAAAATGAAGATCGGAACTATTTGCTTTCCAAAGTTTCGACGGAACATAAAACAATGCCAGAAACACGGCTAGTTGCGAAACTGAAGGCAACGTCGGGAGTGACGACGCTGGTATCAACACGCATCACTCCCGGCTATCGAAAGCAAGGGACGGCGCTGCCTGCCATCGTATACCAGGTATACAGTGACCGGCCAGTGAATCACGCCGGCGGCACAACCGACACCTCCGAAATGCGTCTGAGCGTGTACTGTATGGCCGCTACCTACGCCGGCTCAAAGGCGCTGGCGGCCGCGGTGAAGGCGGCCATCAGCGGCTGGACGGATTCGAGCGGAAGCGTTTGGCATTTGGAAACGCAGAGCGACGACATCGGCGACCCGATGCCAGGCCAGGACGTGCCGGAATACTACGCGATCAATCAGGAGTACACCGTTTGGTATTGAGAGGCTAGGCCAGCTACCGAAGAGGCTGCACCCCGGCAGCCCTGCCTCTCATTTATGTTTCGGGCTTTCGCGCGCGGGGAGCGTGCGAGGAAAGACATGAGTAAGGAATTCAACGGTTCGACGCTACTCTTCGCCGGAGTAACGGTCGGCAGTCTGCGCGGGATCACCTTCGACAAGACGTATCCCAAGGCGGATGTCACGGGATCGAGCGATACCGATGCGACCGAAGTTCCAGGCATTCCCACGACGGAAGTGTCCTGTGACATTGTCGGCGGCACACTCCCGACGGCGACGATGGGTTCGCTCGGCGTAACGTGGAAAGATACCACAACGAGCGGAACGCTCTCGACCGCCGGTATCTGCGGCGTGAATCTCAAGGGAACCATGAACGGCGAAATGACCGGAACCATCAAGTTTTGCAAGATGCCCTGATGATGTTCGACCGCTGTTACTACATCAATTTGGACCGCAGCACCGAACGGCGAGACCGTTTCGAGAGAAACGTCGCGGCCGTCGATTGGCCGTTCCCCAAGCCGATTCGGTTCGCGGCGATCCAGGAGGATGCGCCGCCGGCGCACTGTGCGGGGCGAGGTGCTTGGTCGGTGCTGCGGAGCCATGTGGAAATCTTCCACAAGTGCATCATGGAGGGCGTGCCCTCCGTTGTGGTTTTCGAGGACGACGCCGTATTCCCCGAGGACTTCGGGGACCGCGTGCGGGAGTTCATGGCGGCAGTTCCGGCCGACTGGCAGCAGATTTATCTTTCGGCGAGTCACACTTCGATGCCGAAGGTCGTCAACGACAAGGTTCTGCGCTGCACGTGCGCGAACCTCGGCCTTGCCTACGCCCTTCAAGGAGGCGGTTTGTCGAAGTGCCACGCATTCCTTGCGAGCGTGCCCGGAGTGATCGCGCACAAGAATCTGCATATCGACACGATTTTTGCGACGTTGCACGAAGGAGAGCAGATCAAGGCATTTTGCCCGTGGTCCAATCTGGTCGGCCATGACGTGGGACCGTCCGAGCGATTGGCGAGTCAAGGAACGATAGGAGTTTGGAATCACGTCGAATGGTTCAATTTGTCCGATAAAACGATCCACCAACTACGGGAGTCGCTATGTTAAGCCGGGAAGAAATGCAGCGGGGTATGCGGGGGCCAATCAAGACTATCAACGTGCCCGAGTGGGGCGGCGACGTGGGAATCAAAAAGCTCACTGCCGCCGATTTGATTCACCTTCGTTCGTTGGCGAAGGAAGGCGATTCGGAAGCCACAAGCGAAGAGAACTTGCTGGCCGTCGCGGAAGTGCTTGCCAGAGCGCTTTGCGATACCGACGGAACGCTCTGTTTCACCGTCGCGGAGTTGCAGGACTGGGCCGGCGATCAGATCGAATTGATGTATCGCCTCGTGAATGAGGTGCAACTTCACAACGGGATGACCGTGGTGCAAAAGGAAGACCTCGAAAAAAACTCCGAGAGCGGGCCGACCTCCGTTTCCACGTAAGGCTTGCCCGCGAACTTGGTTATCCATCGCGTCAGAGGATGCTCGACGATCTGACGGCGGAGGAATTGATCGAGCATGAAAAGGCTTACGAGGTTGACCCGTGGGGCGAGGAGAGAGCGGAAATGTTGCACGGCCATCTATGCAGTTTGCTTGACTCTTGTCATCGGCAGAAGGGGAGCGTCGAGCCGCCGGCGTACTACATGCCGTTTGCAAAGGCGCTGGAATGCGAGCGGCAGCAGAGCGAAGAGAGCATGAAAGAGATTTGGCAGTCCGTCGTGAACCAGTGGGGTGATTGATGTCGAACGTCGTCGGCTCCCTTGTCGTAAATCTTTCCGCGCATATGGCGGACTTCGATAAGGGTCTGAAAAGCGCGAGCGCGTCGGCGCGTCAGTTTTCCCGCGAGGCGTTGGCCAACGACATTTTCAAGATGAAAAGCGGAGGCGGCGGAGGATCGGGCGGAGGCGGCAGTCCCCTTGACCCCATCGTTGAAGACGCGAAAAAACTTCAACCGCACTTGTCGAAGGTTCAAACGCTTTTACAGAAAATAGGACGGGTAGCAATTGGCAGAGGTGGGGCACGATTTGCTAGCCTCGGATTCAATATAGGTGAATTGTCAGGCGCGGGAGCGGTGGTTGGCGGCATCGTTTCCGCACTCATTGGGGCTGTTTTTGTTGGAAAAAACTTTGGCGATGAAATCCGTAAAACGCGCATAGAAGCGGATCGGCTCGGCGTCTCCTTCAAGGAACTCTCGGCACAAAAGGGACTGGTTCAATTCACCGCGCAGGCAACGAAGAATCTTGCGGAGTTATCCAGCGGTCTGGAAAAAACGTGGTATTTCACAAAGTACCTAGCCGGGGAATTGATTTCGTGGGCTATGCAGTCGGGAAAAATGTCCGTTGGAATTGGAGTGATAACCGAACTGCCGCCAATGGCCCTACCATCCGACTTAGCTAATGTCGAAAAGACTGAGTCGATACTGAATGAGAAGTCTCGTAAAATCGGCGAAGCAATAGAGGAACTGGCCAACAAGTGGGAAGTTAGTGTTGCGAAAATTGGAAAGTCGAATCTTGAAAAAGAGCTTTTGGATGATGCGAAGGCCGTTACAGATACCGTAAATACTCTCAGAAAACTTGCCTTCCAAGACCCTAAACACGCAGTCCTTGTCGGCGAGTTAATTCCCAAAATACTTGCGGCAGGTGAGAAAATAAAATCCTCGAAAATAGCGGAGAATTTGAAAGAGACGCGAGAGAAAATTGAAAAAGAACAAAATGATTTCGCGCAAACATTACGCGAGGGATATAGAAACCTCAGCGAGATTGGAGTGGAAATAAAACCCGAAAAAAGGGTTGCCGACAATATGCGCGAATTCATGAAAAAATGGGTTTCTGAAAATCCGATTGCTGCGGAGGGATTTGATATTCCCGCAGAAGAGAAGGCGATTGGGGTTTCGGAACAAGCCGCCAAGGCCAAACGAGAACTTTTCGAGGCTACAAAGAAAACAACCGACGAGACCGAAAAGTTACGCGACCGCCTGAAGTCTCTGACGGAGACTCCGATCACGAAGTTCGCCGAAGTCGCCAAAGACCTTGCCGCCGGCTTCGACAAGGGAATCATCGGGCCCGACCAGCGCAACGCCGCCTTGAAAAAGGCCCGCGAGTCCGCCGTCTCATCCTTGATGTCCGATCTGAAGTATTCGCCTGGCGCAGCGTCCATGATGCAACAGGGTTCGCTCGCGTTGTTCAACGCTATCGCCGACCGTTCGCAGGGGCCGAGCGCCGAACTGGAGGAGGCCCGCCGGCAGACGCGGCTGATTACCGAAGTCCGAAACAAGATGCCGGTTGTCGAGGGGGCCGCGCTATGATAATTCGCAACGTCGAGAAGTCCAATTCGTTCCGAAAGCGCGACGGCGAGAACGGCGTCGAGTACGAGTACGTTCGCACGATCGTTACGAACAGCGCGAGCGACGACGAGACGGTGGTTTCGCGCGTCCTGCCCGGCAACGGCGAAGTGTTCAACTACCGCGGCCGTCAGCACGTCTGCGATAACACGGAAATCTCGCGCGTGGACAGAACGGTATGGGAGGCGCGAATCGCATTCCGGCCGCGTCAGTTGTCTCCGGTGGGAAAGCGCGACAAAGGCAAAGACCCTCTGCGGTGGCCGATCGAGATCGAGTGGCGTGACAAAATCATCGAGACCTATCCTCTAGTGGATGCGCGGGGCCGGCCGTTTCTAAACAGCGCTGGGGACATGCTCAAGGATCGACCGCCTTTCGAGATCAGCCACGCGATTCTGACGATAACGCGATACGAAGCATCCTACTCGGTTGCCGTCGCCATGAAATACGCGAACAAGGTCAACGGATCGAACTGGTACGGTCTATACCCCGCTTCCGCAAAGATGTTCTTTCCCGAGTCCGTCCTAACGTGGGTGGAAGAGGCTGGCCGCTACTACTGGAAAGTTTCGTACCGATTCGAGATAGCGCCGGAGGGCTGGTGGCCGAACACGCCCGACTTCGGAAAACGCTGCCTCGTGGACGAAACTTTCGTCAGCGCATCTGGCGTCGAGTCAAAAACAGGCAAGAGGGTCAAAGCATCGTGCAAGGACGAGTTGGGAGAAAACACCAGCGACGGCGAGTTTCTCGACGGCAACGGCGGCCAGTTATCATTCGAGAAAGTGCGTAAAGGAAACATTCAATACATTAGCCCGTCTTTCGTGAACTTCGAGACGGCCGACTTCAACCAGCTTCGGCTGCTGTAGGAGAGAATCATGGCTACATGCGTATTTATCGGCGGCGCTCCGGCCGTTGCCAAGGTAATCACTTGCACCATCGGAGGAACCATCGAGACGACGGATATTTTCCGCGCCACCATCGGCAACAAGACGCTGAGCGTTGTCGGCGGCAGCCCGGAGGCCGCCGCCTGCGCGACAGCGTTTGCGGCGGCGTGGAACGCCTTGTCGGCTTCGGACTATCCCGAGTTCGCCGAGATAACGGCGCTGGCCACGGGAGGCGGCGCGCTGACGCTGACCGCAAAAACTCCCGGCATGGACTTCGCCGTTACGCTTTCCACCACGGAAACCGGCGGCGGAACGGCCGACAATCAGACCTTCACGCAATCGACGACCATTGTAAACGACGGGCCAAACCATTTGATCACACCGGCCAACTGGTCTGGCGCGGCACTTCCCGTGGACGACGACACGATCATCATCGAGAAGGGCAGCGGCTCGATCTACTACGGCCTCGACCAATTGGAAATCACGCCCGATTTGTTTATCGACGAACACGACGCGACGGAAACCATCGGTCTCCCGCGAGTGAACGAAACCGGGCTGTACCCGGAATACCGCGAGCAGTATCTCAAGATCAGCCCGGACGTTTGCGTGGTGAACGGCGGAACCGGCCGTCTAAAACTCAACACCGGCACGGTACAAACGGCGATTACGATTCTCAACACGGGCACGCCGGCGGAGGATGGGCTCGGCGCTGTGATTTGGAAGGGGACGCACGCCAGCAACGCGGTGTCTGTTACAAAGGGCGATTTGAGCATCGCCCCGTTCGCGGGCGAGGTCGCCACAGTGCTGACGCTGAAGATGGGTTACTACAGCAGCCCCGACACGGATGCAATCGTTCGTTGCGGCAGCGGCGTCACGCTCGGGACGATCATCAAGAACGGCGGCAACCTAACGTGCGACACAACAACGGCGGCTATCGCCTCGTTCACCAACTCGGCCGGCGAGGCGACGATCTACGGCATGACGAACGCGGTCACGTCGTTGAGCGTCTACGGCGGCCGAGTGTATTATTCGACTGCCGGCACGTTGACGGCCGCGGTCATCATGGCCGAGGGTGTGCTGGACTTCTCACGCGACATGCGGTCGAAGACGGTAACTGCCATTCAGACCTACGGGCAAAACACGATCTTCGACCCGGCCTCGGTCGTCACCTTCTCCGGCGGGATCGACTACATGGGTTGCGAAGGGATCAACGGTCTCGGAAAACACCGCACCTGGACGCCTTCGGCGATTTAGCATCATGGCTTTCATTCTTCCAACCGGTGAACAGTTCGCGCGCATCGGGCGCGCCGTGCGCAAAGTCGAGGGCGAGGTCACGGAGATTGTCCCGCCGTCTAGTGGAGCCCGCCCCGGCTGGAGCCCGCTGGTTGCCACCCACAACTCTTCGACTTCCACTATGCCTCCGTATGGAGTCGGTAGGATCGTCGGCGGCAACATGCTTGGAACGCTGCCGGCGGCTACCAGGACGGTATCGGTGGACAGGCCCTCCAGCACGCCTGGACGCGACTTCGCTGTCTGCGGCTCGGAACCCATCTATTGCGAGTCGGGCGCCAACAGCGACACGGGGCGACGTGCATGGGGACAATGTTTTGTATACGGTCCCTGTATCGTCCTCTACAGCGGTGAGGCCCCGGTGCCGGGCGACGAACTCGGGCCAGTGGCGGGCCAATGGTTCTTAGGGAAGGGCCAGCCACCCATATTTACCGTCTACGGCGTCGCGGACGCGGCCAAGAAGCTGGCCTACGGCTTCTTGCACCAACTTGCTACCTCGACCGTCGGCAAATTGGACGGCGATCTTTTGCAAGGTGGCTCGGCCACGGTAAGCGTGTGGGGAGGTACTGCCGGCTCGGAAGCCGACACTGGCGTGAACATCACGGCCAGAGATTGGCTGATGAAGTCTGGCGATCCTCCGATAGCGGCCGGAACGGAGGTCTACTGCCTGATGATCGACAGCGCGTGGTATGTGGTTAGCGTGTCGCCTCCAGCGCCGGGTATTCCGTTTCGCAACGACGCATCCGAAACGGCCCCCGCCAAGGCAATCATGGCCGTCACTGGATCCGTCGTTGGCAGCGACGGCGTGTCGTTCCTTACGATCGATAAGCCGAGTGACACCGATCACATTCAGTACGTCGTAAACGGCGACATCGCCGTCACGGCGAGCGGCGGTTTTGGCGATGCTCAAGGTCGCTGCTTTGATGGGAGTGATGGCCCGGCGGCGGCCCTCTATGACACCGGCACTCCGGCGATCGGAGAAATCTGGGGTGCAAAAAGTGGCCAATGGACACTCTCTAAGGACTCGGGCGCTCACTGCGGCGTCGAGCCTCTTGCCATCATCGACGGGGTGGACAAGGTGTTGTGGGGCAATCTGGTGAGACGACCGTGTCCAATTTTGTTTGGTGACAACCTGTATTTTGTTCGGCAAGCAGGAGACAGTGGCGTAGGCGTTCAACTCTCGCCAGACTACAACGCCTCCGTTCAATTCTCTGTTCCCGATCATGGTGGAAAACTATACGGAGCTGGTGTCAAAAATCTCTATTCATCGGGAATGCAGTACAACGATCCTTGTCTTCAAATTTTAAGAAGCGGACTTTGGAGGATCACGTTCTCTGCGAACTTGTGGGGGGCCGTCGAATTGCCGGCGACGATAGAAATTGAAGTTGATGAAGGCGGCGACCCACCGCACGCACATATTTACCGTCCTCTTGGGATCGGTTTTTCATCTGTCCCAACCGTGCTGGCAGAGAGTTTTTTGGAGTGCCAAAATCCCACTGGCGAGTACGTCAACATTCACTTTTTTCAACTCAGTATGAATTCGTATACGCCAACTCCGGCCGGGGGTCTGATGGAAACGATGCATACGAGAGTTACCCTGGCTAGAATCAAGAATGGGTCGAACCTTCGGATACGCGTTGTTCCAAGCTTCTCCAATTGCACTACGGCGACAACTGCTTATTGGCGGTGTGGACTGACGATCGAATGGATTGCGCCAATGTCAGTGGCGACAACTCCGTAATGGCAACGCCTCTTTCTCTCCGGTAGCACATTCCATCGGGGATGGCTCGTCCGGCCAATTCAAGCAGTCGAGGAGCACACGATTATCGTCGCGGAGTTTTTCGATCTCGGCCACAAGCACCTCGTCGGCCGACGGCTCGTAACCTTCCATTGGAACGGTGCGAGCAGCCGCCTTGGCTTTCACGGCTGCGATGATTTCGTTCACGGCCCCGCGCGTGGCCAAGAGTCCTCGCAGCCGTTCGATCTCGGCAATCGCAACTTCCGCCGATTGTTTTTGGTAGGCGTGAAGCGCGGAGTGTCGAATGCCAGCAATCGCCTCGTCAACGGTCATCGTGATTTCCTCCACAAGGATTCCTCGTTCACTCCGAAGACCTTCGCCAGCTTCGCCCGCGTTGTCTTCTTTGGCTCGCGGTCGCCGGCCTCGATCTTCTTGACGGCCACAGCGCTGATGCCGGCGGCCTCGGCCAGGGCTACTTGGGTCAGGCACTTTTTTATGCGTAGCCGTTTGATGTTTTCGCCGATCGACATAACGGTATTCCTTTGATTCTAATTTAATCCCACAAGTCGAGCAACCGGTATGCTTTTGCAGAGCCCGGCGACCCGGAAGAACGATTCACTTCTTGGATAGGGCGGATCGCTCGGCTGTTTTCAGTCCTCTGCAAATCCTGTCCGCGTATGCGATGACTTCGCCGGCAATGGCTGTACCGACTGCTTCGGCTTCGTCGAGGTGCCGCCAGAGTCCCGATGCAATATCTTGCATGTGTCCATTATCGCAATTGCTATCGTAGCAGATCATCGATCGTTGGAGGGCATTTTCATCGGAATCTCTCCGCAGTGCATCCTTGATTGCCTTATGCGCCGTGTAAATAGCGAGTCCAGCGCCTACATTATATCCATACACCTTGGCGATCGCGTGGACCTTCGCTTCCGCTGCGAACAGCGCGTCAAAAATCCATTCATCGCGAGCAGTCCATTTCTTCGATTTTGTAGCCATTTTTAATTTTCCCTTTGCCTGCCGCTCCACTCTGCGGCCGAGGAGGCGAGTCACTCGCTCGCCGTCAGTCGGCTACGGTCCAGCGACATGCTGGAGTGCGTCCCGGACGCTCCGACGTGGAGCGTTTCGCCCATCCGCCGACAGGCTCGTCAGCGGGCCTAGCTCTTGTCGGGCGATGCTTTGGACAGCGCCGCGCGGGCGGTGTCAAGCACTCGTTGCCGTTGTACGCGGTCGCCTGCCGACATAGTGTGATGGACTAGCATTGTCTCGAGCGCTGCCGCCGTGTTGTCCAGGGCATCGAACAGGTCATTTAGTTCATTGAGTTGTTCTCGTGCAATTTCCGCTATTTCCGCCAACTCCTCCAGGAGTTGAGCTCGCAGCGTTGCTGCCTCGTCAGCGCACAAACCATCGCAGCCGTTTTCGCGAATTCCGCCGGACACCACTGCCATCTCAATCATTTTATCAATCGCCTCCTTGGCCTGGCCGCCGCGACCGACGACGACGTGGTGGGCGAATTCGCGCGAGGCGTCCTGTTCGGAGTGCCACTCGTAGCCGTAGGCGCGATATTTGTTGCCTTTTTTTCCGACGCAATAGTTCGCGACTTTGACCACGTCGCCATACCCCAGTTCTGCATTAGACTTCATTTTGATTTCTCCCTTTTTGCGGTTTGGCCCGCCGGCCCGATCGAGTCGTTCGCTCGATCTACCATCAGTATACACGTTGTATCCGCGAAAGCAAGGGGTATTCCCGAGGAATTTTCGGAATTTTTCGGGATTTTCGAAGGTGTAACGATACCGAACACTGTGTACTATTTGTGAAAATCCGAGGAAAAACCAATTATTGCTCTTGATAAATTTTCTAGCTGGAGCTACTCTGCGGACACTTTGATTTGGAGTCGCAGAAAATGGCTGTCACAACCGAAAATCAAATTGCCGAAGAAAAAGCCGCTGCGTCTCTATCCGCGCTAGAGATTCTATCGCAGTCTGCGATCCGAATCGAAGTCGGCGGGCCGATCCTGCCAGCGGCTTTTTCTTCGGCACGTCGCATTTTCTTTTGCAACAACTCCGTCCAGATGTCTGGTGGCAAGCCGCACGTCGCAGCGCATCGGCCGGACGCGAACAGCCTCACCTTCGTTTTGGCCGGACCTGTACGGCCCATGCCGAGAATAGCTGCGGACCACGCGAGCCGTGAAGCACTCGACAGAAACCACCCCTTTTATGGGAGAGAATTGTGAGAGAGTTCAAGGAATCCGTCCGAGTAGATCGGATCGAAATCAAGGGCGTTCGCTGGATCGCCGAATCAAAGCGCACCATAAGCCCCGAGGCGCAGGCGTGGCACGCCATGCACGAACGATGGCTTGCCTTATCGGAAGAGATTCAATGCATCAGCAACGCCGTGTGGCGGCATTGGACATCCTGGCATACGGCGGCCGGAAATGACGTTGCCATTCGCGCCTACATGCACGACTTGCGATTGTGGAATCAAACGGAGAAAAAGGATCGTGTCGGCGACAAGCCGAAATGCACAGTGACGTTGTGGCCGAAAGAGTTTGCGTCACACTTGATGCAAAAGTTGCAGGCGGATTTTCCGTCGGTCAACGCGCGTCCGCTGGGGTTGGCGGTCAATAAACTCATGGGCACGATCAAAAACGGACGCGGTGTGTTGTCGGCGTTTCCTCGATCCATGCAGGTACTTGGCGACGAGGTCGGCCCTCCGTCGTTTTGTTACGCGCAACCGATTCCGCTCTGCAATGCGCGATGCAAGATGGTTCCTCCAGAAGACGACAAGGGTGATTGGCAAGCGGAGTTCCGAATTGATCGAATCGAACGTGACGGAGCGCAGGCCGTCAGTACATGCGACACGGTGTCGCTCAAGGCAAAGGCGCGGCCGCGTGCGACGTTGGAAAAGCTAGAGAAAAGCAAGTACCATCGCAACGGCGGGATGCTCCAGTACGACCGACGCAAGAACGCCTGGTTTCTGATGGTCGGCTATCGGCTGCCTATTATTCGATCGGGTGCGCTGGACGAAACTCGCACGGCTACAGTGCGCGCCGGAATAAAGTGTCCTCTCATTGTCGAGATCGACGGACGCGAGATACCGGTCGGCGGTTACGGCGATAACGTCGCTGCCATTCGCGCGATGATTGATCGTGAGAGGCAAAGCAGAAACGAAAACTACCGCTGGTCTCCGGGCGGATCGAAGGGGCATGGAAGGGAGACTGCTCAGGGCCAGCGAATGGCGGATTTTGTAAATCGGTGGCTGCGATTTTGCACGAACATGAATTATACGTTGACGGCGAAGGTGATAGGACTAGCTCAGGAGCATAACTGCGGCGGTATCTTATTCCATCAGCCGACGGCGGAAACGCAAGGCGAGTATTTGTTGTTTTCGGCAGGAAAAAGCGAACAGACTCGCATCGCAAGCGGGTGGCCGTGGCATCGGCTGGCGCAAATAATCCAGCAAAAAGCGAATCAAAATGGTATGGAAACGCTTGTTTTCCAAGAGAAGAAAGTGGCGCAACAGCCAAATAGCGAAGGGGTTGCGACTGATGAGGTAGAGTCGAGTTGAAAATCAGGGGTGGTTGCAGGACCGTGCAACGCGACGGCTTACGGGCCGTGGGTAGAGTCGAGTTGAAAATCAGGGGTGGTTGCAGGGCCTCAGGATCGGGACCATCAAGTAGCTCAGGTAGAGTCGAGTTGAAAATCAGGGGTGGTTGCAGGCGATGCACGTCGATGGAGGCGTTGCAGCGAGGTAGAGTCGAGTTGAAAATCAGGGGTGGTTGCAGGCCCGATTCGGTCGCCGCGCTGATTGCGATTGGTAGAGTCGAGTTGAAAATCAGGGGTGGTTGCAGGCGATGCACCAGCATGGAGGCGTTGCAACGGGGTAGAGTCGAGTTGAAAATCAGGGGTGGTTGCAGGTGGGGCATTGTGAAGGATTCTGACGACCCCGGTAGAGTCGAGTTGAAAATCAGGGGTGGTTGCAGGGCTTCGACGCGATTTAACAACCGATCTTTTGGTAGAGTCGAGTTGAAAATCAGGGGTGGTTGCAGGGAACACTTGGGGGTGAAGCCGCAAACTCTCGGTAGAGTCGAGTTGAAAATCAGGGGTGGTTGCAGGGATTCCCGACCATTGACCGCGGGCGTCGATGGTAGAGTCGAGTTGAAAATCAGGGGTGGTTGCAGGGTCAACTCATTGGCGGATGGGAGGAAATCGGGTTGAGGCGTGTTGAAAATCAGGGGTGGTTGCAGGGCGTACAGCGCAGCCTGATCGGCGCGGCGAGGTAGAGTCGAGTTGAAAATCAGGGGTGGTTGCAGGCTTGCTTGCCGGTTTCCTACTTCGCGGGAAAGGTAGAGTCGAGTTGAAAATCAGGGGTGGTTGCAGGGTCGAGTGGGGTCAGGACGCCGTGAATACCGGTAGAGTCGAGTTGAAAATCAGGGGTGGTTGCAGGGTCGAGTGGGGTCAGGACGCCGTGAATACCGGTAGAGTCGAGTTGAAAATCAGGGGTGGTTGCAGGGCATTCGAGGCGGCACGATCGGCGACGCCGGTAGAGTCGAGTTGAAAATCAGGGGTGGTTGCAGGCAAAGAGTTTCAAGGCGGATTCCACGGCAGCGGTAGAGTCGAGTTGAAAATCAGGGGTGGTTGCAGGGTTTGTGTGTAACCTTCTTTTGTTGTACCGGTAGAGTCGAGTTGAAAATCAGGGGTGGTTGCAGGGGCGACGCGGCCGAGCAACAGGCCGGGCGGGTAGAGTCGAGTTGAAAATCAGGGGTGGTTGCAGGGGCCGCTGCTGACGCGCGCCGCCAAGTCGCAGGTAGAGTCGAGTTGAAAATCAGGGGTGGTTGCAGGCATCAATCCGAAGACGGGCGAGATGTTCGGGGTAGAGTCGAGTTGAAAATCAGGGGTGGTTGCAGGCAACGGATTGTGGAACCGTCGATGGCGCGTGGTTGAGGCGTGTTGAAAATCAGGGGTGGTTGCAGGATCTTCGACGAGTTGCAGAACGGCGTCATTGGGTTGAGGCGTGTTGAAATCAGGGGTGGTTGCAGGAAGGCGAAGAGGAAGCCGACCAAAGGGCGCTGGTAGAGTCGAGTTGAAAATCAGGGGTGGTTGCAGGGCGTTTCGCCAGTCGTAAAATTGCTCGGCGGTAGAGTCGAGTTGAAAATCAGGGGTGGTTGCAGGCGGTGAATGATCCGAGCCACGGTGTGCCCGTGGTAGAGTCGAGTTGAAAATCAGGGGTGGTTGCAGGGTTGACGAAGGGCAGTATCAAGCCGGCGTTGGGTTGAGGCGTGTTGAAAATCAGGGGTGGTTGCAGGGCAACGGCGCGATTTACCGCGCCATGAGCGGGTTGAGGCGTGTTGAAAATCAGGGGTGGTTGCAGGGCAGGGGTTGGGATTATGACCGGCGAGAATCTCGAGGTCGACCGTCTGACGAATGTCGCAAATCTCGTCGAGGACATCAATGCGGTAGTCTGTGAAACCACTCCGGTCCGCTTGGAAACACAAAGAGGATTGTGGTATCTCATCACAAACGAGGCAAATTTAGTTCTAATCAATGGCGTGACATCGGGTGTTATAATTTCACGTCTCAAGGCGCACCTCCAATTCATCAAACCTATCATAGCGTCGGAAGCGCTAGAAGATGCAAAGTGTCGTGGTTTGTATCCCGATTCGATTGCGTACCGATACATCGAACAGCGGGCGGCGATCGAATCAGGCAGGGGAAATTAAAAATCAGGGGTGGTTGCAGGGAGCGTAAGGAGTCACATACTTCAGAAAGGAATCGACCCATGTTGGTGCTATCTAGGAAGAAGAACGAACGGATTGTGATCGGCAAGGACGTGTTGGTCTCGGTAGTGGAGATTCGAGGCGACAAGGTTCGGCTGGGCATCGAGGCCCCGCGCGAGGTTCGCGTGGATCGGCAGGAGGTAGCCGACGCCATCGCCCGCGAGATCGCGGCCGGCACGCCGCTGGTTGAGGTGTGCTGAAAATCAGGGGTGGTTGCAGGGTTATGCTTGGGGCATGGAAACAACACTTCTGGTTGAGTCGAGTTGAAAATCAGGGGTGGTTGCAGGTATTGACCGACGCGACCTCGATCATCATCGGTAGAGTCGAGTTGAAAATCAGGGGTGGTTGCAGGGGATCGTAAAATTGGTCGGCGCGAAGGTCGCGGTAGAGTCGAGTTGAAAATCAGGGGTGGTTGCAGGTGCAGGTCGCAATCGGGATCCACTCGCCCACGGTAGAGTCGAGTTGAAAATCAGGGGTGGTTGCAGGCTACCACGCTACCACGAAACGTCAACATGGGGTAGAGTCGAGTTGAAAATCAGGGGTGGTTGCAGGGAAAGCGGCTGCTGGTGTTGGCCGACGCGATGGTAGAGTCGAGTTGAAAATCAGGGGTGATTACAGGAGTGAGGTTCCGATGACGAACACGATCCAAGATTTAGCGGCGGAAGCGGCGGCCGAACAGGCTGTCGAGGAAGCGATTACGATTCCGCACGATGCTACGATCAGCGCGATGCTCGAACAAGATTTACTGCCGGCGAAGTTGCCCGAGTGGCAGCAGACGCACGAGGAAAGGCCACAACCGGTGGTTGAGCGTCGAGACACACTCGACATCACTCCGCATACGCGAGTGACCGTTGCGCAAGAGAAACACGGCGGAGGAACGCTCTGGATTTACTTCTCCGGCTACCTCAACGGCTCCTGGCCGCAAGAAGGCAGCGCGGAGGAACGCAGAAACGCCACGTTGCGTTTCGTTCTGGCCGAAGTCGAAAAGGCGTTGCCCGTTCTTCGGGTAATGGCCGAGAAAAGTTGAAAATTATGGGTGATTACAGGAAGAGGCAACGATGCGTGCATTGCGGACGATGGCCAGAGTGGCCGCCAAGTCCGATAACATTCGATCCGATCGTTTCGGTGTTTGCGCTGGAAAACCGCGTTTACAAGTTTCCTCCTCCCGACAATCGAGACAACGTGTTGCGGCGTGAGTTCCCTGGCCTATCCGATGCAGAACTCGGATTGCAGCCGATGTTTGGCTGCGACTCGCACGGCATACCAATCGAGTAGGTTGAGGCGTGCTGAAATCAGGGGTGGTTGCAGGTACAGGGGAAAAGCAATGAACAGTTTGGAACAACAATTTCTTTCCGACGAGGAGTACGGTCTTCTTCGGAGAGAAAAATGCAACACTTTTACGGACGATCAATTTGCAACCTTCAGATACGCGATCGAGCGCTTTCAACTCGATCCGTTCGCTAACCAGATTTATGCCGTGATACGATCCGTGAAGATCAATGAGGGTTACGAAAAAAAACTAACCATCCAAACCGGAATCGACGGATTTCGCCTTATTGCCGACCGCTCGGGCAAGTATGCCGGCAATGACGACCCAAGTTTTGACCGCAAGATCGACCCTAACATTGCAACGGTTAGCGTATACAAAATCGTTGCTGGACTTCGTTGTCCATTCACCGCCTCTGCTCGATGGGACCAGTATTTTCCGGGCGAAAAGCAGGGCAAGATGTGGCTGAAAATGCCTCACCTGATGTTGGGTAAGTGCGCCGAAGCGCTCGCACTCCGTAAGGCTTTCCCCGCCGAACTCTCTGGACTTTACACCACCGAAGAAATGGCGCAGGCAGACAAGGCAACTGAACTGTCGCCTGGACCACCACAACATCGAAAAACACCAAACGAGAACGGCAAACGGACTGGCGAGACGGGCTCGCAAGACCTTGGCGAGTTTTTCGAGGAGTCGCTCGGCGACGACACGGCGCACGACGCCGCCTTGCGCACCATTGACGAGGCCATCAAGAACCCGGCTACTACGTCCCGGCAGTTTTGCGCGCTATGCGACCGCGTGGAGTCGTCCGAGGAATTGCCGGCCGATTGCAAGCCGGAACTCTACGACCTCTTGATAGAGGCGATGGATAAGCAACTACGCGCGAATGTCGGCAAACTTACCTATTTGAGCATTCCGAAAACTGAGGCGATGGTCAAAAAATATTGGAGTGGCCCAATGAAGATCGAGGCGCTCACATTGCTCGAATCGCAACGCAAGGCGGTTGCGGCGTGTTGAAAATCAGGGGTGGTTGCAGGTTTCTCGACAACCTGATGTTGTGTCTGAGCGGTTGAGGCGTGTTGAAAATCAGGGGTGATTACAGGGTTGCAGGAGGAGGGTTGAGGCGTGCTAAAAATCAGGGGTGGTTGCAGGGGTTGCAGAATGACAAAATCGCAGGCCATGAGCCTGTGTGAGAAGATTCGCGCCGGGATGGGGCAGTTGGCCGACCTGCTCGCGGAATTCCACGAAAACCACGGATGGCTAGCACTCGGGTATTCGACGTGGAAAGAATGTTGCGAGAAGGAATTTCAGCACCCAGCCTGGTGGGCAAAACGGCAACTGAAGGTGGCTGCAATTCGGAAATCCCTACCAGCTCCTCCGACAAAAGATAATGACAGCGAAGGTTGTCAAAAGGTGCGCATGCGCCCCCATATCACCCCCCAAAGTGATAGTAATGATAATGACAGCGAAGGTTGTCAAAAGGTGCGCATGCGCCCCCATATCACCCCCCAAAGTGATAGTAATGATAATGACAGCGAAGGTTGTCAAAAGGTGCGCATGCGCCCCCATATCACCCCCCAAAGTGATAGGGCGATTTTGGAACTCGGAAAGGTGCCCGAGGCCGATCGGCCGGAGGTGTTGGCGGCGGCCACGGCCGGCGGAAAACCGCCCACGGCCAGGTCGATTAAAGAGGCGGCGGCTGTCGTCTCTCCGCCGACAGAGCCGACAGGGGGCGGAAGGCCGAGGGTGGATCATCCGGCCTTTGCCAAACTCGAATCAAAGATTGGCGAAGCCATGCGGGCCGCCGACGCCATCCATAGAAATAGTCCAAACGACGACCGCCACAACGATGTAATCCGCAATCTGAAAGCGGCCATCCATTGCGTGGCTGCATGGAGGAAGGGAATCCGCTGATGGAACGGCGTCCGAATCAAATCCGAGCCAACGAGAAGACCATCGCTGCAATTGTCGGCGGTGCAAAACGGGTCTGCGTTACGTCGCCGACCGGCTCGGGAAAGACCTTGATGATTACCGATCACTTGACATGGGCCAAGCAAGAGCAGGGCGGGGCGTCGCTGTTCACCAATCGAAAAATGTTGTTCGATCAAACCGCACTTCAACTGACGAAAGCCGGGATTGAATTTGGCCGGCGGGCAAGTGGGCACGATCTGGCTTTGCTGCGCGATATTCAGCTGTGCATGACGCAGACGGAATTGAACCACGTTTACAACCAAGAGAGCCGGGCGCTGCATGGCGGCAAGGCCCTCCTGATCGACGAAGCGCACAACCAAACCGGTGAAGGCATGCGGCGGATCATGGCGGATCACGTTAGCGCAGGAGGCTACTACGTTGGGTATACCGCGACACCGATAGACATCGGCCACCTATACGACGAACTGATAATGGCCGGGAAACTCAGCGAAATGTTCCGGCTCGGGATATTGGTCCCCGCCGAAACCTTCGGACCCGACGAACCCGACTTGAAACACATTCGGAAGTATCGGGTGGGAGAAGACCTGAGTGAAGGCGATAACATCAAGGCGATCATGCGGCCAGGCATTTTCGGCCGCGTACTTGAATGGTATTGGAAACTGAATGCCGACCAGCGCCCGACGATCCTGTTCGCCCCTGGCGTGAAAGAGTCCATCTTCTTCGCAGAGCAGTTCTATAAAGCCGGAATATCGGCAGCACACATCGACGGCGATGACGTGTGGATAAACGGAGAGTTCCACGAATCGGACAGTGCGGTTCGTCAACAAGTCATGGACGCATCGAAGGCTGGTGACATCAAGGTAGTTTGCAATCGGTTCGTTATGCGGGAAGGTATTGACGCGCCCTGGTTGTCGCACTCGATTTTTGCAACGGTATTCGGCTCGCTGACATCGTACCTCCAGTCTGGCGGTAGACCGATGCGATGCTGCGAAGGCAAGACTCGGTATACCCTGCAAGATCACGGTGGCAACTGGTGGCGGCATGGCTCCCTGAATGAGGATCGTGAGTGGTCGCTCGAATTGACCAACCACCGGATGGTGGCCGAGAGACAAGAGAAAATAAGAGAACACAAGGAGATCGAGCCAATCGTATGCCCACGGTGTGCAAAGGTTCGCCCATGCGGCAACCAATGTCCGTTCTGCGGATTCGTCGCACACAAGAAGAGCCGCATGGTAGTGCAAGTCAACGGCACGCTGAAGGCAGTTCCGGGCGACGTGTTTCGAGCAAAGACACGTAGAGAAGAGTTCGACACCCTGAAGCAGTGGAAACGATGTTACTATCAGGCAAAAAATGGAGGCATGACATTTCGGCAGGCGGAAGCAACGTTCTTTCGGACCAACGGATACTACCCGCCGACAAACCTGCCTTTAATGCCGAGAGACGCGAGCGATATGTTCCGAAGAGTAGATTCCGTTTCTGCGGAGTCACTTGTGTAAATCAAACGCTGCAAGAGTGCGGCTAATACAAGGAGAGAAACCAATGCGAGTGCGAACAGACCCGAAGACCATGGAGAGCCATGTCGAACTTGACGGCGCCGACATGAAGGCGTTTGCCCGAGTCGTCGATGCGATGATGGCGGAAGAGCGAATCCACGGCGACGACCCCGAATTAGCGACCAAGCCTTTTTCAGACTACTTGAAGGTGTACTCGCTCGGCCACCCGCTGATTGTGAGGTCCAGGAAGGTTGAGGTGTGTTGAAAATCAGGGGTGGTTGCAGGGGAACGTCGGTGTTCAAGGCGCCCTCTAGGTTGAGGCGTGTTGAAAATCAGGGGTGGTTGCAGGGTCATAAAGACGACGCCGCCTCCTGCAACGGTAGAGTCGAGTTGAAAATCAGGGGTGGTTGCAGGGTAAGGAACTGAGTCGAAACGAACCGGCCGCGGTAGAGTCGAGTTGAAAATCAGGGGTGGTTGCAGGGGCGGTGTCGCCGACAAGGATCACGTTGTTGGTTGAGTCGAGTTGAAAATCAGGGGTGGTTGCAGGGAACTCTGGTTGCGGGGCAGCCATGCATCGGGTAGAGTCGAGTTGAAAATCAGGGGTGATTACAGGCAATCGACGCCAGCGGAATACAAGAACTGCCGGTAGAGGCGTGTTGAAAATCAGGGGTGATTACAGGCAATCGACGCCAGCGGAATACAAGAACTGCCGGTAGAGGCGTGTTGAAAATCAGGGGTGATTACAGGTGGGGGAATTGTCCATTCACGGGACAATCACATAGCGTCTCAAACATGACGCAAGCGTACCGTGGATAGTTTGCGTGCTCTTGGGCGGAAGTTCAAGACGCAAGCGCCAGCGAAATACAAGAACTGCCGAGCGTGCCGTCACGAGTGGCCTAAAGCAACTGGTCGGCGTGAAAGTGGCTGCCGGTATCGGACAAAAGTCCGATAGCCGCACGCAAGCGAAGTGGTGTGTCAATTTATCTCGGAAAAAGTGCGCGCGGAGAGTCTTGCGCGGAGGGCTGCGCGAATGCTACGAAGTTCGGAGGGGCGGTCGGAGCGTATCAGCAAAACGGCTTGGGTTCGTGTCGGTAAAAGCCGGGGCGGAACCGGAGAGCCATGCAAAATCTGCGGATCGCCTGGCTATTGCAGCGAATCTGCCGACGGCACAACGGCGTGGTGCATGAGGAAGCCAAACGGCAAACCGAGGGAGTCGAGCTTGGGAACCGGTTACATCTACACGATTTCCGACGAGCCGGTACAGTTTGTGCCGCGCCTCGTCGAACGTCGAGTCACCGATAGCGAACTTCACGTCCGACTGGCCCCCCGGTGCCGAGCGTGGTACGTCAACCAGGAAGCGAAGGTGAAGGAGTTGGCCGACACGTTGGGCGTTGCGCCGTGGGCGCTGGACGCCTTGCATGTAGGATGGGACGGCTCGGCCTGGACGTTCCCCGAGGTCAACCACCTCGGGCAGATCATCGGTGTCAACCGGCGATTGCAGGACGGAAAGAAAATCATGGCGGTAGGAAGCCGTAGGGGCCTCACTTACGCATCGGACTGGCTGGACTACTACGGGCCGATATTTGTGGTGGAAGGCGGGAGCGACGTAGCGGCTGGCTTGACGCTGGGGTTATGCGTGGTGGGGCGGCCGTCGAATACTGGAGGCGTGGATTACCTCGTGCGCCTACTAGGAAAACATGATCGGAAGGTGATTCTGTTGGCCGAGCGAGACGAGAAGGACAGAAGCCAAATCGTTCGACACGATCCGGCGTGCAAGTGCTGCGGACGTTGCTACCCCGGAAAATTTGGAGCTATCGAGACGGCGAAGCGGTTGTCAACTCGGATGGAAAAGCTGATTCACTGGAGCTTCTTGCCGGACGGCGCGAAAGACTTACGTGCGTGGTTAAACAGCCGCGACACAAACCCGATGAACGAAGCCGCGATGAAAAGAATAACTGGCAGCCTGATAAGGAGGACAGCCAATGGCATCCACGAATAACGCCTACTCGGCGGGTGACTATCTATACTATCGAAACGAAGAAGACGAGCGGATTGGCCGGACGACCTGGGGCAAGCAGTTTGGTGTGTGCTGGCTCTGCGATGGGGCCTATTCGTCGGTTCCCGGCAACCACGTCGAGACGCATGAGATAGCTCGCGGCGTGCATCGGTCGAAGGCGGTCGCCAACCCGGCCGCGTGGATGCGAGTCTGTTCCGAGTGCCACGACACGCTCGGAAGTATGTCCATTGTCGAACAGCTTGCCCTGAAAAAGATTCACGATCCAGAGTGGTACGACCGGGTAGCAGTGAACCGACTGAGGAGCAGAGCGGACGAAGCGATTACCGAAGCTGAGATTGACGCGGCAGTTGCCGTATTACAGTGAGGATTACATATGACGTTGGCGGCAAAAAAAAAACCGAGGCGAAAGACAAAGGAGGAATTTCTGGCTAGTTTTCTGTCTCCATCGCCCGCGAAGACGACAACAGAATCGACAGCTGAACGGATCGTGGTGGCGATTGGGATTCCTCCGTCCGTGCTGCTTCCAAACCAATCAAACAACCACCACTGGGCGCAATGCGGAAGGGCGCGGAAGGCGCAACGACAAGAGGTAGGCATGTTGGTTTTTGTGGAAATAAGCAGGGTGGGCTTCGCTCGGTTCCCTTGGCCCGGAGCCATTGTAGAGCCGCATTGCTTTTACAAGAACAGGCGACGCCCCGATGAGGATGCAATCTGTTTTTCATTGAAAGGGGCGCGCGACGGTATGCAGGACGCCGGCCTTGTCGAGAACGACAGGACTATCAGCACGGCGATACCTGTCTTCAACATCGACAAGGCCAATCCACGAATTGAACTTTGGATCACAAAAAAGGGTTGAGGATGAAAACGGTATTAACTTACAAGACTCACCATGATTAGGGCATTCCAATTCGCCCGTGGACGGACCCCGCCTCTGACGTTGCACCCGTTGTGCCACGCCAAGCGGGCCGGTTGAAGCGGGTAAACTAAACCGCTCGCCCCGTGGTGAGCCAAATAAGTTAATACCATGAAAACGCTTGACGGACTGAGAAAAACCGAGGAGCGTCTTGTGACAGCAAAAAATGACACGCCGGGCGGTACGATCGTGCGATGGGAACTCGTTAAAAAAATCGCGGCCATCCGTGCGCAGATTCGACGGCTGGAACGGAAGAAAAGTGAGATGAGCGTGCGAATCACGAAGGACGCTGGCATGTTCGCGGCAGGCAAATAGGGAAGCAACGCCCACAAAAGGAGGCCGAAATGGCCAGACAGAAACAGAAGACGATTCCAGGAATGGTGGACGAAGTCTCGGGGGAAGTGCAGGATGCGGCCGACGCCTACCTCGAGGCAAAAAGATCGGTCGGCAAGTTCCTCGAGCAGATGAACGGCAACCTGGACGTGTTGATCTCGAAGATGAAGGAAGCCGACGTTACCGAGATTCTCATTGATGACGGCGACAAACGGCTTACCCTGACGGAAAAGGATCAGGTCAAGATCGTCAAGCGAAAGAAAGCCGGCGACGATAGCGCCGATGACGACTAGAACCGTCGGGTGACACCGGGGGCGGCGGGACGGAACCCGCCGACCCGGACGTTTTGAAATCGAACCCACGAAAGGAAAAATCGAAATGGCCGTCAACAAGATCGTTTCACGATTTAGCGGTCGCACGCTCTATGAGTGCGAATCCAACTCAATGTTGGAAACGCTGCAAGAAGCTGTGAAGGCTGGAGCGAATCTGGCCGACGCGAGTCTGGCCGGAGCGAGTCTGGCTGGAGCGAATCTGGTCGAAGCGAATCTGGCCGGAGCGAATCTGGCCGGAGCGAATCTGGCCGGAGCGAATCTGGATGGAGCGAATCTGTACGGAGCGAATCTGGATGGAGCGAGTCTGTACGGAGCGAATCTGGCCGGAGCGAATCTGTACGGAGCGAATCTGGCCGGAGCGAATCTGTACGGAGCGTGGCTGGATGGAGCGAATCTGGCCGGAGCGAATCTGGTCGGAGCGTGGCTGTACGGACACGAAGTAACCGAACTTCCGATTTTGACCGGCTACATTGGTTCGCGTAAATCAGTCACGCTATTCTGGCCAACCAGGGATGGCATATTTGTTCATTGTGGCTGCTACTTTGGATCGGTTGATGATTTTGCTTCGCGCGTGAAAGAGAAACATGGTGATACTCAATATAGCAAGGAGTACGCGGCGGCAATCGAGTTTGCAAGATTGGCATTTGCAGCGAAAACAGAAAACAACGCCACCTGAAGCGAACCAACGAAAGGAAAAATCGAAATGAAAGTGATACCCGAGAGTGCGATTGATGCTATGGCCGACGAATTACGTCGATGGTGGTGCGGCGAAAGTGGCGATGCGGGCGGGGTGCTGGCAATACTTCAGCGACACCTCACCGAAGTTCCTGAGGCCACGGGCGAGCTGACGGAGGAGCAGATAGCCTTTCTGTCGGCGCCGACCATCGGTAATCTTGTGAGTTGCAGTGACGTTCGGAAACGTGCGAAAAATCTAACCGTCGTCTTCCCTCCGGTGCGCGACCTCGACGCCGAGTTGCTAGAAGCAATCAAGGCTTGTTGTAAAACCGGCAAAGACATAGTCAATTGCTCTTCACACAAATGGTCGATACAAATTGACGATACGACCTGGCGCTTTTCTGACCCGAAAGAACTCATTGCCTGGATTCGCCGGTTGACGAAGCAGCCGAAGCCAATGAGCAAGAAACCAAATGGCGAAGTCGAGCAACTCCAGAAAGAGTTAGCCGACTTCCATGCCCTGGCCCGCAAATCATACAGTGGACTCGAAAAAGCAACGGAAGAGAACGCCCGACTACGGCGTGAACTGGCAGCGGCCAAGGAAGATGTGGAGGCGATGGCCGCCATCAAGGAACTGCGAAACGACAAAGGGAGCTACATAATCATTCCCTGCGACAATCCAGATTTTTCTGGACCGAAATGGACTAGATACAGGGAGCAAAACTTTTTTGGTGACAGCCTTCTCGAATGCTTACGGAAGGCGTTGAAAATGAAACATGAAGCCCTGGCGGCGAAGAAAGGAGCCTGACATGGAAAGCGAACTGCGAATCGTCGCCGAGTGGGAGGCCAGGGAGAAAACGGAAGCGAAGCCCAAGAGTCAGAGTCAAAAGCCGCCATGCAGCGAGTGCGGCTGGAAAGAAGACGCGGCGGCAGTCTGTGGCCTAATGGAACAAATTCAGGACTTAAGAGACGAGTGCGACAAACTCGCGGAAATGATAAGGAGGGCATGATGAGTGACAAAATCACGACTCTAACGGCTATCCAAGAGACGGCGATGCTGGCTATGTACAACGACGCATTCGCTTCGGCGTCGCAGCCAGGCGATCCTATTGCCGGCGAGAATGCCATTAAAACTCTGCGCGAACTTGGCGGCGCGCCTCGATCCAAGACTGCATTGTGGTTTGACTCGCCGGCGACGGCTTGTATTGGTATTGCGATTTTTCAGTCATCGTCGTCTCTGCAATCGTCGCTGCGATCGTCGCTGTGGTCGTCGCTGCAATCATCGCTGCGATCGTCGCTGGAATCATCGCTGCGATCGTCGCTGGGATCATCGCTGGAATCATCGCTGTGGTCGTCGCTGGAATCATCGCTGTGGTCGTCGCTGGGATCATCGCTGCGATCATTGCTGGGGTGTGGAGAGTCCGACGCATCCTGGACGACGCTTTATAATTTTTGCCACACGCTTGGCTTGCCCACTCCATACAAACGACACGACTTGAAAAAACTACAGGCATGGGCCAATTATTCCAAAAATGCCGGCTGGTGGTGGCCGTACGAGAATGTTGACATCATCGCTCGGCGACCGATCCAATTGTCTTGGGAACGTCCAGAACCAGGTTCGCGCCTTCACCGGGATGGCGGACCATCGGCGGAATGGGCCGATGGATGGAGGTTGTGGCATCTACATGGCGTCCGCGTCAAACAGTGGCTGGCGGAAACTCGCGCGGAAGAATTGGACCCGACGCAGATAACGAAGATCGACAATGCCGAGGTTCGACGTGAGTTTGTGCGAAAGGTCGGCATTGATAGAATCGTCTACAAACTTGGCGCGAAGACGATAGAAGAACGTGGCAATTACCAATTATTGCGCATGGAAATTGCCGGCAGGCCGTGGACGTACCTGAAGATGCTCAATCCGAGCATCGGCGCTTGGCACATCGAGGGCGTGCCAAACGAAATAGCGACCGTATCGGAGGCGCTGAACTTTCGCAACGGATTGACCCCTGATATGATTGACGACGAGAACGGAGCGGATTGGTTCCAGCAGGGCGACGTGATTCTGAAACCGCGCGGCGCGAAGAATTTTAAGAGACAACCGATAGTTCTTACCTAGCATCCCGAAAGGATCGAGCGATGAAAAAAGACTTGCCGAAAACCGCGAAGAAACTAGCCGGCAACCATCTTGCAGAAGGCGAAGCGACTGGACATTTTCACGCCGCAGTCGGAACCGACGTGACTGTTTTCGATCTCGGCGACGGCGTGCTGGTTCTCGATGCCCCGGAGGGTGCGACCGTCGAGCATCAGGAGCATGGTCCAATTACGTTGCCTCCTGGTCTGTACGACCGGCATATCGTCAAGGAGTACGACCATGCCGCCGAAGAGGCCAGGAACGTGCAAGATTGAGCAGTAGCCTGAACGCAAGGAGGTTATAGAACAGAATGGCAAGGTCGAAATGTTCGGAAGCGGTGCAACAGTACAACGATGACCGACACAAAAGCATCATGGCCATCCGCCGGTGGTGCCAAGAAAACGGCGTCGAATATGAAGACTACGAGGCAAGAAATATCCTGGAGGCTACCCTGCTCGGCCTGGAGGAGTTTCAGCCAAACAAAAACACATTACCAACAACGGCCAAGCCAGGCACAAAGAGCAAGGTGGAAGTCATGGCGGAAAGGGTTGCGCGTGGTGAGGAGTTACATCAGGAAGGCGACGAGGTTTACTTCGCATCGGTCGCCGACCTGGTTGCGCGTAGTCATTCACTGAGTGACGGTGTTGAGTGTTGGGCGGAGCCGGAAGAGGACGATTTGTAGCCTATACCCCATATCGACTATAGAACGGATTTCTCGATTTGCTAGTTTTCAGGAATGGCCATTCTTTTAGCCATTCTCGCCGGACTCAAAACATTCGGCTCTGCCGTCTTGGGGATTCTCGACAAAATCCCGTGGCAGATATGGGCCTGCGTTGGCTCGTTCTTGTTGGGCGGCTGGGTGTTTAACGGAGGATCGTGCCGTGACTTTGCTTGTGGCCGCACGCCTCGCCCGCCGGCTACCCGCGAGTACACAGTCGTCGCAGTCGTAGACTCAGGCCATATCGAGGTCAGTTACGGGCTCAGGGAACGTCGCACAACGACCATAGCGCTCTTCGGCTATCGCGTTCCCGAGGAGGTCGAAGCGCAAGCCGTGGCCGAACTGACGCGACTGGCTGGCAGTTCCGTGAATCTTCAAGAGGCGAGGCCGAAGAAGGTAAAATCTACTGCCGAACCGCCCGAGGCCCTTCGCCCGCCCCAGTCTATCTGCTACGTGAGCGGCGCGCACGGCTCTTGCGGAGTGGGCCTTCTCAGAGCGGGTTTGGCCATCGACGAATCGGGTCTAGGCGACTGGGTAACTGCGCAGAATAAGGCGAAGAAAGAAAAACTGGGAATCTGGTCAAAAGACAAAGTGAGGTAATCATGTTCTGGTTTTATGCTTTGGTTGTAGCGGCTGTTTTATGTGCCGCGTATGCACTCGGCTGGATCGACAAACTCATTGCCATGCTGCCGGCGGGTGCGGTGAAGACGGCAGTGACGAAGGCGGATGCTGCCGTGGATAACGCCGTAGGCAACGCCGTTACGGTGGCTGCGAAGACTTCGGCCGGAAGCGAGGCGGGTAGCCTCGGCATCCAGGCGGCCATGCGTGTATTCCAGGAGCGAGGCCAAGCCGACCTCGTTCAACAGCTTGCCCCGTTCATTGGCAATTTGTGGGCCTACGTACCGCCTCCCGTATCGACAGTGACGGTATCCACTCCTGTTGCTGTAGTTACAACCACGGGCGAGACGGTCCAGGTCAATCCCGCTCCGGCTGTCACAGCAACATAGGTAAAAACCATGAACGCAAAGAAACGCTTTGCCCTGGTGCTGTGCCTCGTCTGTCTCACGGGGGCGTGGTGGACACAGTGGGGGCCTGCCATTGAGGTTCCTTTCATCTCTTGGCTCTGGCCGTCGAGTAAGCCAGCCAAGGTGTTTGTCGTCCGCGAATCCTCTGACGCGATCAAGCTGACTGTTCCGCAACTCGCGTGGATCAATTCACCAAAACTCGCTGCGGATTGCAAGGTGGCCGGTATCGAATTGCACGTCATCGACCCCGACGTGAAGGACCGCGACGGGAAGATGCCGACGGAACTCGCACCGGTTATCGAGCGAGCAACAAAAGCCGGCCTTCCGAGAATGATTTTTGTTGGGTCCAGCGGCAGATTGACGGACTTCGCCTTGCCCTCTGACGACGCTTCGGCGCGGGCACAAATTGGAATCGGGGGAACGCCATGATTACTTTTGGTGACGATACCATTGTCCAGGATATTTATGGCGGTTTGTCCGGCCTAATCCCGCGCGACTATTCAGTCCAACCCCTCGGAAGCCTGCCCTACACCTCGCCATTTTCAGAGGCCGTTTCAATCATCCCTGAATCGGAGTGGCCGGATAGAATCAAGGCGATGCAAGGAAGATTTGCGCGTCACGTCTACACCGGAACTCCAACGGAAGATTTCCAGAATGGCCTGAAATTCTGTTGGAGTTTTTCCTTAACGCAAGACGTGAAGTGCGCGCGCGACCGTGCCGGGTTGCCGCACGTCGATCTACTTGCCGAGTCGCTTGGCGGAGCGGTTAATTGGCGCAACAAGGGAAATTACTGCGGTGCGGCAATCAAGTATGCCTCCGAACATGGAATATGCGACCGGTCATTCTCGCCAAAGCGGTACGACCTCGACCCATCAACATGGAAATCAGGATGGGAAGCAGAGGCATTGAACCATAAACCCCTGGAGTGGTGGGAGCTTGGCCAGCAGAATATGCGGCTCGAAACCGGAACTGCCCTATTGCTTGGCTATTCCGTTTACGTTGGATTCAACTGGGCCAGTCACGCAATGTCGCTGCAGGAATTGCAGTTTGATGGAAGTAAGTTTTCTGTCTGGACTCCGAACACGCACGGCAGTGGTCAAGATTGGTTATTGTCCGGGTCACGCATGATTCCCGACGAAGCCTACGTGGTTAGAGTTTGCACTTGGAGCTAGACCTGATGGCCGCATACGAGCGACTCCTGAAGCATCTTGACCCGGCAATTGAAGCGTGGGAGGAAGAGATTGCCTCCCCGTACCGCCAAGAAGCGATTGCTTTGCGAACGCAACTGACGGAAGCGAATCAGACAATCGCCAGCCTTCGACTGCAACTTGAAAACATGGAATTTTGCTTGACGTGATTTTCAAGAGAAAAGAACTGCGAAAACCACCCCAGCATAATGAAACTGATATGTGGTCTGAAATAGCGGTTATCGTTGGGATAATGGTAGGTGCTATGGCGGCGATTTGTTTATTCGCGGGACCGTTTATCAATAAGAGGTAGTTCTATGTACGCACTGACACTCCAGGACGCACTCGGCATATACCTGATCGTCGGTGGACTCCTGGGTATGTGGATGTCGTGGAGGGCGTTTTGCGCCGGCAAGACAAACGGCGAGATTGTCGAAGTGTCGATAGTCATGTGTTCGATAGGCCCGATTCTACTTGCAGTGTCTTTGTTGTGGTCCTGTTTTAGAAGGATTATGGGATGAAAATCCGAACCCGAGAACAGTACCGACGGAAGCAAAATGCGAAGGGGTTCCCGCGTCCGCAGGTTCCTTACATGAAGGAACTGACACGCGCGTACCTCAAGGGAGTGAAGAGCGACATTGCCGCGACGCAACCGGCGCGCGGCTCGATTCCGTCGAGCGTGTTGAACGAAGCGTTTTACCTTTCCTGACCTTTTGGAGAACGACCATGAAGAGTTTCGCTGGTTTGATTTGTTGTTGTCTGCTGATTGGCGCCATCGGCCAATTGCAGACCGCCCCTGCTGAATTGATGTCTTCTGCGACCGCCGCGACCAGGTTGCCGCCCGCAACGAACGACCAGGGAGTCATCGGCTCGATTCCGATTGACCTGGCTTCTCTCAAGCGGCCTGACTCGGCTGGCGGTGGTTGTGCTGCTGGCTGTTGCCCCGCCGCCACTACGGCTCCCAACGTGGCGGCGACGGAAGCGACTGACGAAGGCGGCAGAAAGCATCGCATCGTCGGCGCGGTCGCCAGCGTCGGCAAGAGTGTACGTGGTCTTCTGGGCCACGATCGGCGCGTTGCTCGGCGCAGCGCCCGGCGTGGCGGATAATACCTCCGTGAGACGCCCGGCCGGCCGCACCGAGACCTAATCCTTCCTGGGCGGTCGGCCGGGTTTTTTGGAGCAAGAACATGAGCATCGGTCAAATACTTCTGGTCCCGCTGGCCATCGTCGTCTGCCTCACCGTCAACGCCGGGGCTTATATCGTCGGCAGTCTCTTTGTTGGGAGAAAAGCGTGAATGACCTACTGGGGCAGACGCATACCATCAGTCCAGAGGCGACAAACCCAGCGGCTTGGGATAGCATTTTCAAGACGCTTGGCTTCGAGGGCGGACTGGTGATTCTTCTCGTGGCCGTCGGGCTAACGATAGCCGTGCTATCCGGCTTGCTGTTCTATCGAATCAGTCAATGGGTATTCGGCCCAAACGGCTGGATGGCTACCGCGATCAATGAGGTGGCCGAGAGATGGAAATCGGCGGGAGTGAAGGTCGAGGAGTGTATGCCGAAAATTCAAGAGGCGCTCGCTGCCGGAACCATGCGGCAAACCGATCAGTTGGAAATGTGCAAGACGCATACGGAGAACGTGCAAACGACCGTTCGGCACGGGATGCTTGGCCTGAAAGAAATGGCCGCCAAAGCGGATTGTCCAGAAGCGTCTCGCCAATTTGACTTAGCGCTTGATTCACTCAAGGGTTAGATCAGCGTACTCACGAGAAAACAAAGGGGATTACGAGGTCAATGAGTTATCTGTCAGCCATACTCTCTGAAGCGAACAACGGCGGTCTTCCGGTCGGCTATTGGCCGCTTGCGGAAACCAACGGTGTGGCGGCAGTTGACGCGATGACTCAGGCGAGAGGCAGCGGCAACGATGGCACGCTCCTGCCAAACAGCGGCGGTGCGTGGACGGGCGGGACACTCGACAATCGTCCTGGACCAATCGCGCGCGAGGGAGGTGGCCCCGCGTTCAACGGATCGAGCGGCTATATAGATTGCGGCGTGCCGTCCTGGTCAAACTTCTCCGGCGGCGACTGGTGCATCGAGATGTGGATCAAGCCTGTCTCAGTTTCCGCATCCTACTTCTACGCGGCCCGCGACATCGCGGGTGGCCGGTGTTTTACACTGGCACAGAACAATTGGAGTGCCGGGGCGTTCGACATTGTCATGTTCAAGACGAGCGGTTATTGCGGCTACTACGCCTCGATGGATGGCAAGCTGATTGCCGGCAAGTGGAATCACTTTGTTTGCCAGCGACACGGAAGCGTATTCGAGTTCCACGTGAACGGCGCGCTGTTGTCGTCTGGCGTCAATATCGGAACCATCGGAAACATGGCCAGCAGCGCCACGTCGAATCTCACGTTTGGACGGCGTCTACATACGGACGGAGCCGGCTATTTCAACGGTGGTATTGCCCGCGTCGCTTGCTACGATCGGGCGCTCGCGGCAGACCGGATCGCCGCGCATTACCTACAGGGGCTAAACGGAACCTACGATCTGATGGGGTTGGAATTATGAGCGACGGCGCAACAGTAACACCACTCCAAACGTCCAGCGGAACCGGTGCCGACATCAAGACGGCGCTCTTGACCCTAACGGCCGGCAACTACACGCCTACCAACGCGGCGATGATCCGCCCGCAGCTTCACCTGACGAGTCTCAATGGAGCGGCGGCCACGATCACCGTGAAAATCCGCAACGTGACGGACGGCCTGACGGTCTATCAGGACTCCGTCCCAAAAGACCTTGCCGCCGACACAGGGGCCACGTTCCTGTTGCCGCCGTTCCTGTCGATCGCCAACAAAGCCTACGGAATTCAAGTGCAATCGACAAACACGTCGGACTCGGCCGTAGCATGGACCATCAATTGGCTCGACGCGGGAAGCATGGTGGGAACCGATAGCGCTGGGGTCACTACGTTGCTATCTCGTGTCCCACAAGTTATCACTCTTGCACAAGTCGGCGGAACCGGAGCCTTCTACGTTGTATCGCTTGCTTCCGTTGGAACCGGCGACGGCCAGATAAATGCGAGTGGCGGCAAGGTGCCAGCGACAATAGCTGCTGGCGACGATGCCGATGCTGCCGCGATCAAAACGACAATCGGAGTCGCCGGCGCTGGACTGACGGCCGTTGGTGGAATCGTCCTAAGCGTGTTTCAACTTTCCGGGAAACTTCTGTACGTGGTGGAGGAATAGTCATGGCAGCTTCACTGACGATCATCGCCAATCTGTATGATCCGGCGTTTGTAAACGCCGGTTGGGTGCTGCGCAGCGCCGTGAATAGCAACGCCTACATGACGGGGTATGGCGAGAAATCGTTCACCTGCTTTGACGCTTCCGATCCGTTCAATCCAAAACAACTCGGCATGATCGTCGATACTGTTCGATTGCCAACGCCAGAGGGCATGGTCGAATCGACCGACGGTAACTATGTTTTTGTTGCAAATCGCACGATGCTTACCGTGGTTGACGTGTCCAATCCTCGTAAGCCACTGATAGTCGCAACACTGGCTGGCGCGATCGAAGGCATGGCGATCCGCCGATCTGGAAATACCCTGTTTTGCTTTGGAGGCGCAAACATCAGCACCGGCAGCGACATTACGGCGATCGACGTTACGAATCCTCTAGCGCCGGCCATCATCAGCACCTATGCGGCGACTCATGCATTCAGCGGAATCGTCGTTGGAAATTACCTCTACTACACAGCGCCGGCGGATAAGTATTTTCACATTCTCGATATTTCTAATCCAGCTAATATGACCTCTGTTGGGAGCCTATCTTTTCCCAGCACAACGCCCCATTCGGTTTCCGTTCACTTGCCATATGTCTATGTTACTTGCCAAGCGTTGAACGAAATCGCTGTCATAGACGTTACGACTCCGGCTAGCCCGTCGCTCGTGAAGGCAATCTCGCTCGCCTACATTCCGTGGGTCATTGATCCGATCAGCAGCGACTGCCTATTCATCAGCGACAAGGCGACCAATAGCATTCACGCCTTCGACATTGTTTCCGATGCAACCACCCCGACCGAAGTTGCCAGCATTACCGACTCGGTACTGCTCAACACCGTGGATGACGTGTACTTTGGAACCGACGGCTATCTGTACGCCAGCATCAATTTGGGATGTAGATTGTGTATCTTAGAGTTCCTTGCTTCAGACGCAGGAGAAGTTCTGGTTGCGAATAAGAGCGGCAACTGGTCTGACACAACCCTATGGAGCGACGCGGGAGGAACGCCGCTTGGCCGTATTCCAGTCGCAGGTGACGAGGTGCGTGTATCGACCTATACCGTTGCGTTGGATTTGCCAACCACGCCGGCTACCGGTCGCTTGAAATCAATTCTAGGTTGCGACGCGGCTGGCACTGATTCTGCCGGCGGGTTCACCTTGGATACCGGAACCTCATCCACAGTCACGGTCTCGGCGAAGAGAATCACGGCCGGTACGGCCCCGCTCATTAGCCCAAAGGGAAGTGGAACTTTTGACCTGTCGGGTTTTGCGATGGGTGGAAGCGCCGAGAACGCTTCCGTGGTGGATGCGGTAGCGGGCGAATTCGCCAGCGACTATACCGTCAACTTTCACGGGATTGGGGTCGGAGGATCGGCAGCCGGAGCCTATGCGATTTACGCACCGGACGATAGCGACGGCGTGCGAGTCATTGTTGACGGGACGCTAGAAGGAGGAAGCGGATGTGAAGGTGGTTACATCGCCAGTGGACAGAACTATGCAAACAGGCACACGGCCGTCAATGTGAAGGGCGGACTGACGAAGCCCGGATGCGTCTGCGCGACGAAGATCGAGGTGTCGGGTGTAGCGAAGGGCGGAGGGTCTGGGATTCCGGCCATCAGTAATACCGCGGCCCTGTCATTAACGGCAATCGTTTATGTTACCGGGACGATCATTATCACGAACAAGACGATGCCGATTGCCGGCTGCGGGCTCTACATAATGGGCGGCGCTAACAACGCCCTCCAAATCAATTACGTTGCAGTTGGCGGCGTCGGTTTCCCCGTGGTCTATGAGCATTTTTCATCAACAGCCGAGAAGGAAGCAGCGGACTCCGCTGCGGTAAACACAACGCTCTGCAAAGCGGAGCGACTTGTCGCGTGTCCGAATACACAAGCGGCGCTCCCTGGCGTAGAACCTGGTACGGTTGTCATAACGACTCTAGCAAATTCGCTTCGATCGGCCATCGGGATGAGTGCTGCGAACCTCGATACGCAACTCGGTGCCGTTGCCGTCCCTGGCGACAAGATGGACCTGGTGGACGCTCCCAACACAACGGCCGTCGCCTCGATTCGTAACGCCTCTCTCTTCACCGGCGCCTTCTCCGGCGCAGTCCTCGCCAATGCGCCTACGGGCGCGACCGCTGCCTACTCGCTCTCTCGGGCGACTGCCGGGGCAGTCCCGCGCCTGGACATTGAACTGCAGCAGTATGGACGATTTGGACCGATCACGATCACGGCCGAGGTAGCGCAGACAGGCGACTCCCACGCCTTCCTGGTCTACGATCCAAGCAATTCGTCGACCGCTTTGTGGTCGCTCACCACGGCCGGCAGCGAGATTAGCGTAGGTGGCCCTGAGGACAAGGTGCTAACTCTTACAGACACGGATGCGCACACGGCCACGGATGGCGTGTTCGCCTATGTGCTACGAAACACGACAGACGATACGATCATCACTACGGGGGCGTTGACGATCGTTCCATTTCCCAACCTGCCAGTGTTGCCTTAACCCTTTACCGGCGTGATGCCATTGCGATGTATTTTAACCGCCCATGTAACGCCCCAGGATGCGGCAGGCTCACGACAGAGCGATACTGCGAAAGGCACAAGCATCAGACAAGGCCAACTTCCTCCCACGCGAGAGGCTACACCCCGGCGTGGCGGAGGGCACGCTTGATCTACTTGGCAGAGCATCCACTATGCGCTCAATGCGCCAAGCAAGGCAGGAGAGCAGCAGCCACGGTGGTAGACCACATCGTGCCGCATAAGAGAAATCAAGAATTGTTCTGGGACGAAGCCAACTGGCAAGGGCTATGTAAAACGTGCCACAACCGAAAGACGGCGAGCGAAGATGGCGGATTTGGAAGGTGATTACCCAACAGAGGGGGAACACCATGTGGGGGGGGGTCGAATCTCTGCGTTCCCCCCCCTCAGGAGAC